ACTTCTCTAAAGCCATGGCTATCTTTTTGCTTGTAGTTCTACGAAGATTCTTGCTCCGTTCAAAAGATATTGCTATACCACAAACACTAAATATGTTTGGATTTCCATAATTTCTAATTAGCCACATCATTCATCCTCCTAATACAAGGCACATGCGCTTAGCAGCGCTTAGTGTGCTGAATTATTTCTATTCTCTTACTCATTCAACCATACAAAGATAAAAGGAGGCACAATCCAATGTGCCCCCTATCACTTTTACTCATTGATTACGCGATAGCAACATTCTTTACAAGCACGCAAGCATTGATGTTCTCAATTTTGAAATCAACTCTCATGCTATAGTAAACATCCGTTGCTTCATTCTCTGCGTCCCTATCTGTCTCAATCTTAAGTTCTCTTTGAAGACCTATGATAAGATTCTGATTGGGAGTTAACAAAATGTCCGAGTAACCTTCTGAACTTCCATCAAGAATACCACTTTCATCTACGGTAGTGGGCATCAATGGGCAGCTAACAATCGGCACGGTTCCGTAGCCGAGTGGAGCTTGACCAGTAATAGCCTGATCACCTAATGAAGTGTTTCTCTTTGCCAGGGCATTGGTGTAGTCCAATGTTACCTGATCACTATTGAAAAACCGAAGATTTTGTAAACCAACGGTTTTATAGATAGAAGGCATGCCCTTAAGTGCAGAAGCATACAAGAAGTTCCAGTCGAATGGTTCCGCCTCTTCACGAGCAGCTATCTCAGCACCTTCAGCATCAACTATAACGCCTCCACCAGATGCTTCATTGTAATAATCCTGTCCATCACCAGAATGTGTAATCTGATAGCGCCAGCCATCCCACATTGATCTGATGTCATCATCTCCAAAACCAGCGAGATCATTTGCATCAGCAATATAACCAGCTTCATCAAGCTCATTTGCTACCTTGGCAGCAATTAACTTCATCAGAGCAGACTTGAAAGTAGGACCATCCGGCACGTCCTCAAGATCATCATCGTAGATGGTAACTACACCACGAACTTTTTCAGCTTTTAATGTGATCTTGTTGCTTGCAAACGTTTTCTTTGCATGACTTGCTTTAGAAAATGTAGCAGCAGGCTTCAAGAAACGACCAGAACCATAACCGATTGCGGCGATGTTCTTCTCGTTCTTAGCCATCCTAACTATTCTAGCGTTGTTCTTCAGAACAGACTGATCAATCAGATAAGTCAGAAAAACATCAGCCTCTTCCGGAGCAAGATCATAGGTTATCGCAGTCATCTTTGCAATAAACTCACTCTTGCTCAAAAACTTTTTGTTATTAAACATTTGTATTTCTCCTTAGATTTTCAAACCAGGAAATAAATCATTACCGTCCTTGTCATCACCTTGACTTTCGATTCCCTTCTTGATACCTGTTGTTTTCTCTACTACTTCCATCCTTGTTGCCAATGCGGTGACGTCCTCAGTAACTTTCGTTATTGAACTCCCATACTTGGTAATTTCTTCCTTTAACGCTGTGATAGATTTTACTATCTCATCACTAGCTTTGTTAACATCATCATCCTTTTTCTTGTCAGCATCCTGATTATCTTTCTTCTCAGGATCTGTCTTTGTGGCATCCTTGTCATCTTTCTTATCTTCTTCCTTAGTTTCACCATAACCACTTGCAGCAAACTCTGCAAGAACAGCTACAGCCTTTAGCAAATCATCGGGCATTTCTTCTTTATACTTCTCAACTGTGGCAACAGCTTCTTTCAATGCCTTAACAGCATCTTCAGACAGTTCCTGTTTCTTGAAGGTATAATTCTCATCGCCTGATAACTTCTTCAATAGTTCGATTAATTCTTTTTCCATCGTATGTTCTCCTTTGAAAAATATAAATGGTCTCTTGTTTGCGGGCTTGCCTACAATACTTACCTCATCCACTTCAATATCTGATAATTCTTTTGTTTTCTTCATTTTTTATTCCCTCTTACTAGGTTCTCTATAAGCAAAACCGGCCATACTATAGCCTGTCAATTCTCCTTCTTTAATTGCTTTCCAAATCTCTTCATCATTTATTCTAACAGTCATTAACCAAGTACCTTTGGTAATAGCTCTTCCTTCAATGGATAGATCATTTGGAGCAAGATAATTTTCCAGTAAACTAACTTTTACAGGATTCCCTTTGTGATTCATCTTGAAATGGTTCAGAGAATTTTCCATGTAGTAGTAGCAAGCTTTCTTAATCTCTTCAGCAGTAGCTTGATCATCTTGAGAGTCTGGTACTCCTGGCTCATAAACTATTCCACAGCAAATTCTCTCATCCCCAGATTTAGAGACTATAGTCAGTTGTTTCTCAACTCCTTTTTCTTCAGTAGCTGGCTCAAACGACTTGTAATCTATCTCGTTTGATTTTAGCCAAGCCTTTGCTTCTGCTTCGGTCCAATCCTTTACAGGAAATCTTAAAGCTTGTGCAACTGGAATCTCTTCTCCATCTTTCTGTGTAATGTACCAAATAATGCTGATTGTTTCTGGAACTTTTACTCCTTGCACTGTGCCCTTACCTGATCCCCGCGTTCTCCTAACTCGTATGTGCGGCATATCTGGATCTTGTAGTCGAGCAGAATGCTCAGATGGATAAGGCTTTGAGATATCAATAAGTTCTTCCGCTCCTGATTTATACTTTCCCATTAACTTACCAAACAAAGCTTTATCAATACTAGTAGTAGAAAGTTTAAGTTTCTTCTTCTTCATTTCTTTAGAAAGTATCTGATACTTCTCTAGAAAGGTAGATCTGTTAAGACTTCCAACAACTACACTATCCTCATTATCAAAGTACTTGTTATAAAGCTGCTGGAAGCGGAGTTTAAGATTCCATAAATCTTTTTTAGAAACTAATTTCAAACTTTCTTGTGTTACATCCTCGATTCTCATAGTATTCAAACTTTCAATAAAAGGAGTGCGATAGTAAAGTTCTCCTCCTCCAACGTCGCATATAGATCTGAGTTAATTCCTCGAATCATGTTTACAAATACAGGAAGCACTTTCTCCTGAGCTGAAAGAATAGTACCTACTATTTTGAACCACTCTTCTGCAAAGTTCTCAAGACCGATAGGATTCTGCTTTTTATAAGAAAGGTAGTCCTTGACCATTCTCTGCGCTACGAGTATAACTAATATCTTATTATGCAGATCAGCCTCGTCTTCGTAATCAACTCTAATTTCTAACTTAGTCATCTGTTTACACACCAGTAACAGGTAACATGCAACATCTACAATTTGGATGTACTGGAACAACACCAGCCCCTTCTTCTACACTGTATTTATTACCCTTCATACCTTGACAAATTTCACAACAATTTGGAGATGGTGAAAGTTCTACTTGATTTATACCAGCATCTTTTAAGCCATCGCAATAACCAACATTTTGAATCGTTGCTACTTCAGTACGAGATATAGTCTCTACTCGCCTGTTCTGTGTTTGTTGTGCATACAAACGAACTTCCTTGTCTACTTTGGTAGCAGTAAGCTCAGGATGTCTTTCTTCTAACCAGGCTTGATAATTAACAACAGATTCAGTTTGATTAGTTGTTAATCCTACTAATGGCTTCAATCGATTAGCAATCTTAGCATCTGATAAGCCTTCTCTAACTCCAACTTCTATCTGCCTAACAACAGCTACTCTTGTTTCTTCTGCTATTTGTTTAATTCTAGTTCCGCAAACATCATTTATTCGTCTCAATGATGCTTCGTTAAAAACATCAAACTCTGCTCCTATACCTAACACTCTACTAGGAACATTCTTTCCAGATACATAAACTTTCAGCATTGCTGGTTTTAGTATTCTAATGCCCTCAGCTTCAATCCATGCCCAATCTACCATCTCACCTTCTACTTGTTTAGTAATTCTACTTCTGATATCAGAAAGGATCTTCTTGTTGGCTCGATTGAGCCAATTTTGAAGAGCAGATGTGAGTATCCCTTTATTCTTTCTACGTAGAAAATCAAGTCTACGCGGAATATTAGTTTTTGTTTTTGTTATATTCATCTAACAGCTTACTCATACCCTCTTCAGTAGTACCTGTTTCAATAAGCATGGGATTGATATATAGTTTATCCCCTCCCTCATAAGGAGGTTTGCCCAGTTCTGCTCGCGCTTCATTAGGACTAGACATACCATACTCGATTTCTTTTGCTAATCTATTCACAACTGCTTCTTTGTTCGTGATATCCAAGTTGTTGAGTTTGAATTTATATTTCGTACACTTCAAACCTTCTACAAGAAGTCTGTTTATGATGTTTTCAATATCAGTTTGTAAAGGCTCTACAACTCCATTGTTGTAGATCTCATTTGCCTGTTCTGCAAGATTGCCTCCTAATGCTCCAACCCTAGCTACTCCTACTCTCTCTGGAGGCATCGAGTAAGCAATAAGGATATTCTCTTTACAAGCTGCTTGATATAGCTTAAATGATCCCTCCTTCACTGTAGTGGTGAGGGGCTTGTATTCAATCTCACATCCTTCAAGCTGTTCCATTACTAATGTCCTGTGAGCATTCTCAGATCCTTTAATTTCAGTTGATAAGAATTTTCGGATTACTTCATCTGTACCTTCTTCCCAATTTCCTTTCAGAATGATTATTGATTCAGGTACTCCATAGTTCTGAAAGAACGAGATATTATAATCTCTAGAACCAATAAGCCCAATTACATCTCCTACCGCAGGTAGGATGTTAGGACAACCATAGAAATCTGACTTCTGATAAGTATTTCTGTAGTAGATTAGCTCATTCGCAATTTTCTTCCAATCCGTTTCTACTGTAATTTCACCACTAGTACTAAGAATATTCTCTTCTATTCCAAATCTTTTGAACCAAAC